CGGTATTCCATACTAATCCATAACACATTAATTTCATGTTTAATGGTGCACCATCCATAACACCAGATCCAGTTGGTGTTTGGGAATCCCATCCAGTAGGACACGGATTTTCTAATCCATTATCAGCACAAAACGCTTCCATTACCCATGGAAGTGTAGTAAAATACCAATCAATATTTTTATCGGCTGAACCATCTTTACTAAACGTCTTTGCACAAAAACGATTAAATGTATAAAAATCAGGTAGTAAAGCTTTCATCTTTTCAAGCTGATCTGAACCTAAGGCAATTTCCGGCATAACAGGTTTTAAAAATACGTCTTTAGTAACTCGATCCATTTTTTGTCCAAACCATAAAAGAGAATCTCCTATAGCAGCATTAGTAGGATCATTGTGCATAATTGACTCACCCATTAGGCCAATTGACGTATCTGTTAGAAATTCTTGCATTTCATCTGAAAGGTTATATTCATCCATTATTGGTTGTGGTACCAAACTCCAGGTGTATGATGAAAATACTCTATTTGTGTATCTTTCTGAATCGTAATCTGTAAGTAAGGTTAAAGGATTATCTTCATCGATTTCTACATCAGGAAACTCATCTTTTATCTGTAGTAATATTTCTTGTCCTTTTTGTGTTCCAACAGGATAATCATATCTACATAATTTTCCATCCATCCAAGTATCGTCTCTGAAATCCATAGAAGGACCAACATCTACGTAGTCTGGATATTGTGCCCCATCTGGATCCAACACATCCAGGGGTTTTCTAAAATTCCATTCTACCATTGAAATATAATGGTCTGCTAAAAATAAGTGAATTGCTTCCTTTTTAGCTTCAAGCATTGTTGTTCGAATAGGAACCTGGGTTTCACCAGGATGGTCTGGATGTGTTATTGATAACATTCCGTTAACCATTGAAAATGTAAAAGTTCTTTCGTGTGACATAATTAATTACTCCAAGTGAGCTGTCCAGTTATAAGTTGATGCGGTACTGATGTTATAGTTACCAAAATAACTGGTAAAGTTTTGACTACCCCAACTATATCTTACCCCTGCATATATTGGTGTTCCAGCTACTCCGAATACAGTTGGATCCATATGGGATACAGCTGTGAATCCTGCATCTGCTCTATTTAAGTATGATGTAGGAAATCCACTTCGGGTTAGTACTAATCGTGTCCAACCTGTATTCGAAAGATAAGCTGTTGCTTGTGCTACTATTGCTGCCAAAAGTGCATTAGCATTTGATAGTGAATAATCTGGTGTATTTCCAAAACTTGTTCCTAAAGAACCTTTTGTAGAATGGTAATTTCCCCCAATAACCAATGTAACATTTCCTTGAGTTGGAGTTGCACCACTAGTTGTAATAGTTATGCTGTTCATTAATTGAGATAATAGTAGGTTTTCTGTTTTGCCAAATAGATTTGCATTTCCTTGAAAATCATTATTGTAACTTGACCCACTAACATAATTAAATAATGAAGTATTATTATAACCAGACTGTGCCGCTCCAGAAAAATACGCACTTACATTAGCATAACCTGCTTTTGCTACAAATCCATTTGTTCCAGTACTAAAATATTCAGGCACAAGAGCATTTCTAAATTCACCCAGAGCTATTTCAGAGTTAGCAGTTGTGCTAACTGATCCCCCAGTGTAAGTTGAATCTCCTTGGGAATTACCAAAATTTCTTACGTCAGAATCATTTAAAGACGCCTCGGTTCCAGCATTCTGCCCTAAGCCTGTTACGTGAATTTCATTCAAATCTATATTTGTTGTATCTAATCTTTGTGCCATATTATTTTACAATTGCAGATATTAAATCTTCAAATTGTTCTACCTTTTCTACTCTGTTTGGCCAAAGAATATATTCTTTCTCTGGATTCTTTTTTAAATTAGTTAACAATGGTAATATAGCATTGTATAATTTGTTTAGTTTTTCTTCTGCTTCTTCTGCTTTAGATGATGTTGATTCTACTTTTGTCGTTGCTTTTTGAACCGCTTCTAATTCGGATTCATCTACCGCAGTAAAGCCAAAATCAAATTGGTCTATATCTATGCTCATATTCTTTCCTCTGTATCTTTATATTTATGCTTCCTAGGAATAACTTTTGTTCTATCTTTATGTATTTGAGTAATAGAATGATCTGGTTGAAATTTACGTGCCTTTAGTTCTGGTTTCTTTTTACCAAAAACTCTTTCCCAACCATCAGCATATGCTTGTTGTCCATCAGTTTTGGTTTTAATTATATCACCAGTAATATCGTTCTTATTTTTCACCTATCGGTACCATCTTTATTTTCAATCCACGTTTTTGGATAACATTTCTAATCTTTTGTTTATGTTTTGGTTTTGCTTTATTTAGTTCTTCAAATATAGCTTCATTACTTAACGAGTGTATATAATGATTTATTACACTAACTCTTTTGGTTGCTCTATCAACTCTTTTTTCTGTTGGTTTATATTTTGCTGGCATTAGCTTACTTTCTTTATTCTTCCTTTATCGTTTGCTTTCCAAGCTTCAAAGTCTATATCATTATAATCTGGTTTTAAACTTAACAATGCTTTTAAATTTGAATCGTCATCATCAAACAATCTTACTCTTTTATAATCACCGGTATCTAGAAACTTCTTAAAAACTTTTGCTTTTGCAGATGCACTAGAACCACCTATATTTCCTGCTCTGTATATATGGGATTGATCGATGTTAATTCCATGAGATCTGAATGTACTTAAGAATAATTCTTTATCATCCATATCTGCTCTAGCGGTAACTAACACTACATCTGATCCTTTCTTTACAGCATTCTTTAAAATAGCTTTAAACTTTTGTATCATCTTACCAATTGGAACTGCAGTTTGTTTAAATAACTTTGCAGACTTAAATTGACCAAAATCATACTCTTCACCCTTTCCTAATTTATATGTATTAAATTGTTTAGGAGATAAAGTCTTAACCATTTTACCATCTTTCTTTACTTCTACTTTTGCTTTTGTTTTAAACATAGTATCATCGATGTCAAAGATTGTTAAACCTTTGGTTCCTTCGGATATATATTGTTTAAAACTTTGCATAATAGTCTATTATACCATACTTTTATGGTATTGTAAACTACTATTTATACTAAAAATAAGTTCTAATTGCTTCTATTTTATCATGTGCATCAGCTATTTTAACTATTTCTTTTTCAATAGTTTCTACTATATCGCTGTGCTCACCAATACCTGCAGGATGCATTTTATAAACCTCGATGTTAGCTTTTGCAACTGCTATATCACCTTCAAGTTTTTTTATTAAAGCTTCAAGTAAAGGTCCTTTATATGATTCTTTCATTGGTTTCTCCTTTTAAATTTATCAATAGTATCTATCAATGGCTGTGTCCAGTCATCACGATCTTCTTCGAATATCTGTAAGCCTTCATCTCCAGCAATACATACTACCAAATTTTTAATTGGTATGCCTGTTCGTTCTTCCCACATAACAGCATACGCAGCGGATTGCATAAAATATCCGTGAATCCATTCTTTCTTTTTCCATTTACGGGATGTTTTCCAATCAATAATACTTCTTCTATTATTCCAAACACCGACACAATCTACGGTACCAGCAACTCCTAAATGTTCGGAATACATTTTTTTCTCGATTGCAAATACTTCAGATAAACTATGTTCAATAGCTGGAACTACATCATTCATAACCTGAAGATCTGGAAAGCTTATATCTTTTTTCCATTCTTCATTTGAAATAAATTTTTCGATTAGCCCGTGTACCTTTGTACCACGCTTAGAAGCTTGTGTACTAATACGATTAGCTTCTTCTGCCCCAACCCTTTTTCTCCATGCCATAATTGCATCTTTATTTAATATAGATAATACCCGTGTAATACTAGGATATTCGTTTCCTTTTTCGTCTACGTATACTCGACCAGACTTTCTATTTTCCTGTTTTAGGCTTTCTTCCGTAACAGGAATTTCTGTATGTTTAAACATTATGCATATTTACATTCACTTTCACGAACGCACTCATCTTCTGGTATAGGAATATAGTTCTCTTTAATTGGATTACTACAACTGGATATAATCATTATAATTATGATATTACGTATTGTCGCCATCACTATAGTGAACTCTTTGTTTATCAAATTTACCTACTCCAATATCTGGACCTGGTCTATCTTCTCTTCTCTCTGGTAAATTATTTATGTGAGCTTGTACTTTTCTATCTGTATAATCTTTTACCCAAACTCTACCATCTTTTTCTGCTTGTCTAAATGTTGCATTTGTTATCATAATAGGAATGACTACAGCTAAGTGTACCCAAATAGAAGTTACGATGCTATAGTTCATCCATTCTAGATAATAAGCTGCTACGATCCCGAAATAAGCTGACCACATTACAAATAAAGCCATTGTAAAATAAGCTTGTATTGACGGATCAGCAATAAACCTTAACGGGTTATACCTATTATCCATTATAATTCTCCAGCAGTCTACTACAAAATAGACTATTTTTTTTGTTATGTTTACCATTTGTCTTGATTTACTCCTCTTGTATTAAATGTACCTTTCGGCTTTGCCTTATCATAATCATAAGGAACCGATACTGCAAATGGATCCGATAATCCTTTACCTACCCATTCACCTGTATTGTAAAGAGTAGAAGGATTTATATGATCTAAATATCTATCAACCCACATATTATTTTTTTCACACCAATCTTCTACTTCTTCGTATGTACCATATACCAATGTTCCCATTTTATAAGAACTTCCATCTGCATGTAATACTCTTGCAATTTCTTGATGTGTAATGCAACCTGACATTATCCTTTTCTCACTCCATCTGCGTATTTGTGATTAACTTCACTGTGATGTTGTTCATCAGCTCTAACATGTTTAATTAAATCTGATAGTCTTGCATCACTACCCATATCATAATATTGTATAGCTAAATGTGGTGCTGGAACATTTTCCACTTCACCGCTTTCAACTAATTTTAGATATTCTGTATAACTAATAACAGCTTCTTCTTCAAAGTAAGCTATCATTCTATGTGCTGTTCTATAACTCAGAATGTAAACTGCAAAATAGAATAGCATAAAAATTCCTTGTGCTAGCATAACTAATGTTCTTTCGAATGCATTTGGTTTAACTAATTGGATAAAAAACATTAAATGCATTCTTTCATTTTCTGCTTCAGCTAGCATTTCTCTTATATCTGGACCATAACCAGTTTTCATCTTTCTTAAACTTTTTAAATGTAACCACATACCAGCTACCATACCTGGAACACCAGCAATAGTTTCTAATACAATCGCTCTATGTCCATATCTTTTTGCAAAGAAAGTGTCCGCAATAAAGCGGAAGAACTTGGTCATGGATTTTGCAAACAGATCTCTCATTTTGTTTTTATATTATCTCTATATCTAGGTGGTAAACCTTTTTTAATTTTATCTTGCACTTCTTTCCAACCATCTCCAGCTTGTCTTAGTACAGCACCATCTCTATTTGTAAGCATGTTATTTGTTGGAGCTGAAATGACCTGTTGCATATTAGGATTATCTTCTGTAAATTTTACCATTTGAGCTACACTCATTATGTATTCAGTAATTTCACCTGTATCTTTATCTTTAAAATCATACGTTGGCATTTGCTTTCTCCCAGTGTTGTCCAACCCAATCTAATTTATTATATTTTTTTTCATAAGCATTAGGATTAAACCAATCAGGTTGTTTACGTTTAGTCCATACCATTGGCATATAAGCTAATTTAGTATGGTAAAAATTCTTATAAGATTCTACAGCACAGTCTGTCATACAATCTGGAAACGCTTTCATTGCTAATGCAAAGTCTGTCATTTTACCTCTTGGTATATTATTTGGTATTTTTTCTAACGCTTTTCTTAGACGTGTATCTGTTCCATGAACCTTATCATATCTGTAAGTATATTCGTCGCATAAACCAACAAAATGTAAATAGTGCCAACGATAATTATGCATAGATTGCATTGTCCAAGTAGTGCATGGATGATACATGTGCACAGCTTTATATAAGGTATCTTCTTTTTCTTTATCTTCGAAGACCCATTTCTTTTGGATTGTTTTACCTGATTTGGATGGACCGCGTGTAACTTCAGCGTCTAACATCCGATGAGCTGTAGAAAGCATTTGACCTGATTCTACAATCATTTTGACTATATGTTTATCGCACTGCATTTGAGCTGCAATGACTGGATTATTATCTAAAACAAAAATATTCATAATGTATATTATACCACATAACGTGGCATTTGTAAACCCTTTATCCTTTTATTACTCCAAGAACCCAATTCTCGGCTGCATTCTCTGCGTATTCCTCATTGTGTTCATAAAGATCTCTTCTTTCAATCAATACGTTATCTTTATAAAATTCTACGAACCATCCTTCATATGCTTCATATACCTTTGCGACTTTCTTTTCGTCTTCTGAAAAATAAGTATGTCTTTCTGTTGACGTTCTCATTACCATAATAGTGTTTAACCCTAGCATAACCAGGGCTAAACCCTGATTCTTATCCTCCTATATCGTTTAATTCTCTTATATGTTGTTTAAGACCTAAAGCTTTCTTTTCGTTTTTGTAAGCTAAAGTGTCTTTCCCTCTCGACTTCAATCGTCTTTTATAATGAATTGCCTCTCTGTAATCTCGTTTGAGGCGTTCCAATTCTGTAATCATAAGCAATCTCCATTTGATTAATTAAAACTACATAACGAAGGACTATACCATAGGCGTTTACTCCTCTTCTTTCTTAGTTGATTTTCTTACTGTTTTCACAATAAGCCCTGGAAAAGCTTCATTAATTAAAGCTTTTGTTAAACCTTTTACTTTTAGTTTTTTATCTTTTGCGTTTATTAAAACTTCTGATTCCGAAGGATGCATTGTTTCAATTATGTTTAAAAAGATACCTTCTCTACGAATAGGTTCTGCTTGATTTGCAATTGGACCTTTAAAGAAGTATTTAAATTGTTTGTGAGTTCTATAAAGAGATGTTTGTGACATACCTTCTGGTGCATCATCTTTTGTATAAGGTGGTGCGCCCGTGGGTAGTACTGAAACTATATCAGCGTCAAAAGCAACACGTAATAGATCTCGAAGAGCAGGATGGTCATATTTTTTTAATAATGTTATCCTCTCATCTTTTTTTGTTAAGTTTTCAAATCTCTTAAAAACTTCTGGTATTAATAATTTAGCCATGTGTGTAAAATTCCTCCGTACATTCAATCAGATTCTTTAATCTGTTCTTAACTAAGTAATTTAAAACCTTCATTTTTGGTGCAGGTTTTGTTTCATTAAAAGTATTTATGATACTTTGTTGTATCTCTTCTGGGATATAATCAAAATCTATTAGTGTTTGATTTCTTTGAAAATTACGATATATATCATCGCCCATTTCTTCTCTTAGATTATCTATGTTTTCTGCCCAACCATCTATCTTTGCTTGACGTAATTGATTCTGATGTTGGTCTGTAACAAAGGTATCATCTGGTGATAAAACATTTGGAACACCATCACCTGAATCACCACGACATACGTGATTCCATTTATATAATCTAGGATTAGGATCTACTACTAATTTTTTAGTAGCAAGAGAAAATTGTTTTACATTATTATATTTTTGTAATTGTATAAAGTCTTTATCAGAAGATATAATCATAACTTCTTCATGTAGTCCAAACTCTTGTGTTTGCATAGTTAGCGTAGCTATAATATCATCTGCTTCACATTCGTTTAAGTGTAATACTTTCCACGGAAAGTTATCTTTTATTTCTTCTCTTAAATCGTTAAGTGTATTAAATATTATATTCCAATCTAACTCGGATGCTGACCTATTCTTTTTACGATTGCCTTTGTACTCTGGGAAGAACTGTTTCCTCCAAGAGTTAAATCCATCACAAGCTAATACCATTTGTCCGTATTCGTCTCTATATTTCTTATTATACATTCTAAGAGTATTTAAACAAATATGACGGATTAGCTGTGGATCGTCTATTCTTTGTACTATGATGCTTGCTAAAGCAATTTGGCTATAATCAACTATTATCATCGTCGTCTTCCTCTAATCCACCCTCATCTTTATCTAGTGGTATACCAAAATCTGGATCGAAAAGAATATCGAAATCCGGATTATCGGCTAATTCAAAGTTATTAATTAATTTAAAAAGATCATCTAATTCTAGTTGTAAGTGATGTGGAAGTCCAGCATATCTATGAAACATTGCGTTTATTAGATTTAAGATAACAAACATATCTTTGGATTCGGATGTATCTTTGGATCTAAAATTACATCTACTAAAGATTGACTCTTCCATAAATTGTAATTCTGATTCCATTACATCCATCATATATGTAGATGTATCAACAGATTCAGTAGTAAGATACTCAACAGCATCTCTTGATTCTTTTAGTTTTTGTTGTATTTGTTCTACCTTTTTATTTGGAAAAGGAATAACATTGTCTTTATATTTTTTTGACATAGGCATATTATACCATAAAAATAGAGGTTTGTAAACCCCCTATTTCTTTAAATTTTTGATAGCATTACTACCAATACGACAGTTAATTATCCCATTGTAGTAATCATCAGACAATAAGACATCTCTGTCAAATTGTTCTTTTGTTTCCATATAAGAGCATTCACCTTTTGTTTTACATAAATGTAATATCTCTCTATAGAAAACATCTCCTTGGGTTTCTAGTTCTTCTACGAGATGCTTGTTAGATCCATAGTAGTCTCTCCAATTAGATTCTATTATTGATCTTCTTTTTCTTTTATATCCTTTTAAAGGCGGGAGTGTTTTCTTACTCCAAAAGAATTTTTTACCAATATATTTACGGTTTGTTGTTCTATTTGTTATACAATATACAAATCCATAATAGTCATCTGTACTAAAATCTTTTGGTGGCTCGTATTTTACACCCTGATATATCCAATCCATAATAGTATTTATACATCAAATTCTAGTTCGTCTTCGATCTCTTCATCTACTGGATTTCCACAGAATGGACAGAATTTAGGTTTATCCTCTCCGTCCTCTGTTATAATATCGCAAACTTTAAAGCAATATCCACAGTCAAATACATATTCAGGCATTATCTATTAAAGCCTTAAATTCGGTATATCCACCAATTGGTTTGCCATCGACAATAATTTGTGGAAAAGTTCTTGCATCTGGAAATTTAACTGACATCATTTCACGACCAAAGTCTTCACCTAATTTAAATACTCTATGCAGATTTGCATGTTGTTCGGCTAATCGAATTGCCATATCACAATATGGGCAATTATCTTTACTATAGATTTCTACTACCATTATTGATAAACACCGATTTGTATTGTAGCCATAGTCAATCCCATTATACCTATCAATCCAAATATTGTTGCTGATGCAATAATTATAATAGTCATTGACTGATCAGCCCACCATTTTAGTTCGGTTTCGTTCCATTTTTTAATTTGCTCTGGCGTAGCTTCTTTATACGTATATCCTTTCTTACTCACTTAATTCCACCTCTACATATTTACTTAAAGTTTGTATTTGCTGATCGGTTAAATTACCAGCTTGACCCCACATAAGAACTGATTGTGCCCCACGGGTTTCACCATTTCTATATTGTAGTAAAGCAGTACTTATATAATCTGATGATCTTCCTGCTAGTGCTGGAAATGCTGCAATGCCTTTTCCATCTGTTCCATGACAAGCTGCACAGCCTGCCCATAAACCTTTTATTGAACTAAACTCATCAGCTGCAGCTGCAACCTTTTTTGCTTCCATTTGTTCACTAAAAGTTCCATTTACTCTTATATATTCTTCATAGCATTCCCCATAGCAACTATGTGTACTTGGGACATTCTTATATTCCATATCTGGATATATAACTCCTGCAAAAAATAGCATGAATGCAAAGCATCCTACTAATACCATTCCTAATTCTTTCATTATAAACTTAATCCTTTAAATGTGTCTTCTGTTACGTCTTGTTTAGTACCTCCAATAACATAACTAGTTATTTCTGTTTCTTGGGGAGCAACTTGTACGTTACCTCCACCAATCCATTTTTCTGTCCACGGTAGTGGATTTAATTTTGGTACCGAATAAGGAGATACTAAACCTATGGCTCTCATCCTTTTCGATCCAATCCATTCTATGTATTGACATAGAATTTGTTCATTTAATCCTATCATTGAACCATTTCGAAATAGGTATTTAGCCCAATCTTTTTCTTGTTCAATAACTTTCACAAATAAATCTGTTGCTTCTTGTTCACATGCTTTAGCTATTTTTACATAGTCATTATCTTCTTTTAATAAATTTCTAAGTATAGTTGTTGTTCCTGCTAAATGAACATTTTCATCTCTTGCAATAAACTTAATAATCTTTGCATTACCTTCCATCTTTTTTAGTTCCGCGAACGCCCACGAGCACGCGAAGGAGACATAGAATCTTATACCTTCTAATGCATTCGCTGAAAGCATACACATGTATAAAGATTTTTTATGGTCGTATGTATTAGTTGGACCATTGTTATTAGTAATTAAATCGTCGTAATATTTTCCAATATCGTTTCCACATTCTAGTATCTCTTGGACATCTAACATACCATCAAATACAATAGAAGGGTTAGGGTAAATGTTTCTAATAATATGTGTATAACTTCTACTATGAATAGTTTCACTAAAACTCCAAGTCTCTATCCAGTTTTCTATTTCTGGTAAAGATGCTATAGGAAGAAAGGCCAGATTCGGAGCACGCCCTTGAACGCTATCCAATAGTATCTGACGTTTAAGGTTAGATGTAAATATATGTTGTTCATGTTCTGTTAAATTATTAAAATCTTTTTTATCTTTGCTGACATCAACTTCTTCTGGTCTCCAAAAGAAACTTAATTGTTTATCTGTCATTTTATCTAAGGCAGGATATTTTAAAATATCAAACCTTTGTATGTCTACACCTTCATCAAAGAACATATTCTTTTTTAAATGTGATTTTTTATTCTTTCTTAATACGCTCATATTACACATGCCTCGCAATCTTCTTCTTCGTATCCAGACATTACATCTGCTGCGTCATCTACTGCAGAAGGTAATTCGTCTCTAGGATGATATTCTATTTTCATTTCTCCCGAGCCATCAAACGTATTAAAATAATATAATTGTTTTATTCCGAACTTATAAGCTGTGACCAAGTCTTTTATCATTTCAGACATTGGTACTTTATTATCTTCAAAATGTTCTGGGTTGTAAGAAGTGTTAACAGATATTCCTTGGTCAATATATTTTTGTAATATTGCACAGATCTTTAAATATCCATCAGGGCTTTTTTGATCCCAGAGTAAATCGTATTTATTTTTTAAATGATGATAGCCAGGTACTACCTGAGCCATAACCCCGTCTTTAGATTGTTTGTAACTAACTAAAGCACGTGGTGGTTCAATTCCATTAGTACTATTACTAATTTGAGCGGATGTTTCAGCAGGCATTAATGCCATGAGAGTTGAGTTTCGGATCCCGTGTTCTTTAAGTTCAGTTCTGAGCTCGTTCCACGGCATACGTTCTTTATGCTCTATTAGATTATCTATTGCTCTCTTATATGTATCGATCGGCAAGTCTCCAGACGCATATTTTGTTTGATTATTTAACAAACATGCACCTTTTTTTCTTGCTAATTTTGCAGAGGTTTTAATTAAGTAATAACTCCAAGCTTCTGCATATTCATCGATAACCTTAAATGCCGATTCGTCATATTTTAATCCGCGTTTTGCTAAGAAATAAGCCAAATTAATAATACCTATTCCGAGTGGTCTTCTTCCCATTGTACCATTCTCTGCTGCTAAGACAGGGTAATCTTGATAATCTAACAGTTCATCTAATCCTCTTACTGCTAAATTGCAGTACTTTTTAAATTCACTTGGTTGATTAATTAGTCCCCAGTTAATAGCTGATAGAGTACAAAGAGATATTTCACCATTTGGATCGTTTGAAGATTCTAATGGCTTTGTTGGTAAATCAATTTCACAACATAAATTACTCATATGGATAGGTGCTTGTTTTGCATCAAATGATCCGTGGTCATTTGCATGGTCAACATTCATAATATAAATTCTACCAGTATCTTTTCTTTCGGTTAACAACTGTTGAAATACTTCTAATGCTGGTAATGTTTTCTTTCTAATACTATATGCTCTTTCATACTTCTCATATAGTTCTTTAAATTTATCTTGGTCATCGTAGAATGATTCATATAAACCTGGTACATCATTTGGATCAAAGAAAGTAATATTACCGCCTTCTAATAATCTTTCGTACATTAATTTGTTTAATTGAAATCCATAATCCATATGGCGAACTCTTGTTTCTTCTATACCTTTATTGTTCTTTAATACAACAAGATCTTCGAATTCATAATGCCATATTGGAAGATACACGGTCGCCGCGCCCCCGCGTACGCCTCCTTGCGAGCACGATTTAACTGCCGATTGAAAGTACTTTAAAAATGGAATTAGACCTGTATGAACGATAGAACCATCTCCTACGCGTGCACCAGCGGCTCGTATGGAGCCTGCACCGATACCTATACCGGCTTTCTTACTAATATATTTGACTATGGAAGTAGCAGTGCTATTAATACTATCAAGGGAATCCCCTGATTCAATAAGTACGCAACTTGAAAATTGTCTGGTTGGAGTACGAACTCCAGCCATGATTGGCGTAGGTAAGCTAATATAGAATTGTGATATAGCATCGTAGTAATCTTTAACATATTTTATTCTCCCTTCGTTATACTTAGCAAATAATGTTGCTGCAACCATCATATAAAGTACTTGTGGTGATTCATATAGTTCTTTTGTTTTTCTATCTTGAACTAAATACTTACCCCTAAATTGTTCCATTCCAGCGTAAGTAAATGTATCATCTCTTTCGTGTTTAATATAATTATTTAATTCAGTTAGTTCTTCATCACTGTATTGCATTAGTATTTCAGAATCATAAACACCACGTTCTACATTCTTTTCAATAATAGATTTTAAATCCCAAGGTTTGTAATCGCCATAAACTTCTTTACGTATTTTATAAGAAATTAGTCTTGCTGCTACAAATTGGTAGTTTGGTGTTTGGTCCGATATTAATTCTGAAGCTGATTTAATAAGTAGTTCATGAATATCATAAGCTGGAATTTTATCGTATAGTTGTATGTTAGCTCGAATCTCTATCTCTGATATAGAAACCCCAGTAATATCTTCGACTGCCCATTCCAGTACTTTGTGTACTTTTTCTAAATCAAACTGTTGTGTGGTGCCATCCCTCTTGGTGACATTAATTTCCATTACATTTATCCCAT